GTCGGGCCTCTCTTTTTGTATTACAGATCTAATCACTTCGGGAGTTCCGTAGCCATCAATTGGGAAGATTCTCCAAGCCTGCCCCCATGGCTCGACCGCTTGAGGTTGATAATCTTTATGTTTGACGGCGCCGCCTAGACATACAAATTCATATCTATTTGTCTTTAAAAGCGCCTCAATCATATACTTCGTTTGAGTTCCTACTCCCGAAGGAGAGAGTGGGTGATCAGAAATCACCAATATTTTCTTTTTCATATGTTTCCTATGGACAGTGTTCTGTCTTGTAAAATTTGCAGCCAAAGCCGGATGTGCACGATAATCTATTTTTGATGTATCGCTTCTTTTTGATATTGTACAATGCGGTGCTCAAAAGTTTAAGCGCATTTTCTGTTTTTTTCGGACCACTTGTAACTCGAAAAAATTCAACACGGTTTTTCTTTGCTGTTCTCTTAAGTAGCGCGAAGTGAGTTTCTATGTCTTGGGGGTCAATTTTCATGCGCTGAGCGAAAAAATGTTTATACAACGTAAGTTGATAAGTCACGATTTGGTCATTCTTCTTGCGAGCATCCCATCCCCACGAACATGTCTTCCAATCAAAAATGTGCACCTTGCCGTCAGGTGTTACCACCACTGCATCAATAAACCCTTTAAAGCGATAGTCATCTTGGCCTTCGATTGGCTCCATCAGGGGCATCTCTACAGCGAGGACCTCGTACGTGTCAAAATAATCATTGAGCGCGTCTTCGATATCCGGCAAAATTCTTTTTCCTTGTGCTCTCATGTCGGTCACAAGCTTGTCATCTATCTCGATATCGGGATCTAACTTACTCAAGCACTCTTCAAATTTCTCAATAAAATATTCTTTATCATTAATTTCTTCTTTGAGGAGCTTCTTTTCACAAACGGAATGCACCGCTGTTCCAAATGCGGTATAAGCATTTCCCTTAAAGCCGTCGATGCCTTCGACACGAGTAAGCTTATGATAAAAAGGACAAAATTTCCAATCTTTTAATTCGCTATATGATATATGCGACATGTTTTTTCCAAGTAAGTAATATTATTATAACCACGTTATGCGTCAATGTCAAGTTCTTCTGGCTTTTCTAATGAAGAAAATTTCTTATATAGCTCTGGGCTTATCTTTTTAAGCATCTCGTGTGAGGGATCTATATAATATTCAACAAACCCTGTTGCAAAATATTCTCTAAGGGATGTGGCGCCATATGCGGATATAAATAGCCCCACCAATAGCTGATTCAAAACGTCGTACCCGATATCTTCATATAGAAACATGTCGAATTCTTTATTATATTCAGTTTCCAAAAAGAAAGATAGGGGTGCTTTATATCCTTTGGCCCATAATAAATCATGCATGAATTTACGTTTTCTTAAAAACTCATCTCTCACTTTCTGATCTGCGTATATTTCATATCCATAAACTTCTTCTATAGAATGTGAAATTTCGTGCACAAGATCGTCATAAAGGTCTTCTTCGCTATCCTGTACATTCGAAACATATAAGGCGCCATCTTTATAGAACGCGTTCAAAGAACGCTCTTCAAATTCATCAAATTGTCCAAAAATAATCATTTCAATTTCTGAACGAAGGTGGTCTGGTATAGTGTCTTCGATCTTTGCGACTACTCTTTCAACGTTGATATCGTCATTCAGCAGAGGCTCTTTAAAATAAACACTCAGCCCAGAGGGTGTATAGAAATTATTCTTCTGTTGAAGTTTCTTCTGTTTCTCTTGCAAATGTTTTAAAAGCATCGTCTAGTCCTGTTTGATATCCGCGCAAAAAGTTCTCTTCAGCCAGAGCAAAAACAAACTCCGGAAATTCTGCCGCCATTGTTTCGGCAATCATGTTGACTGTGACTTCTTCATTATCCAGTCGTGTGCCGGTATATTCAACGAGATACTTCTTTAATTCACTGTCTCCTTCTACTGTCATTGCTAGCAAAGGATTTTCGTGAGCTTCTAGCTCCGATATAACCTTCTCTGGCTCGTTTATGTTGTTCATTCTTACTCCTTAATATAATTATAGCATATTCTGCTGAGATGTCAATAAGTTTATAAAACTTTTGACGCCAATGTAGCAAGCTCTGAGCGCTCACCTTTTCTAAATGTGACATGTCCCGCGATTGGAAATTCTTTAAATTTCTCTATCGCGTGGGCTAGTCCGTTAGATGTGTCATTAACATATACATTATCAATCTGCTCAATGTCGCCTGTTAAGACTATCTTAGTTCCCTCGCCTATGCGAGTAATTATGGTTTTGACTTCGTGTTTTGTTAAATTTTGTGCTTCGTCAATCACAATAAAGGCATTTGCAATTGATCGGCCGCGAATATAAGTCAGAGCCTCTACTTCAATTTTACCTTTCTCTATGTACATTTCTAAAGTTGTTCTATCACCCATTAAAAACTTAAGATTATCCTGAATAGGCATTAACCATGGAAGCATTTTTTCCTCTAACGTCCCAGGCAAAAATCCAATGTCCTTTCCTAGAGGCTGTACGGGGCGCGAAACGATCAAGCGTGTGTAATGGTTTTGATCCTGTCGAAGCCCGAGTGTTTGTTGGAGACCGGCTGCAATTGCGCAGAGGGTTTTTCCTGAGCCGGCTCGACCTGTAAGAGTCACAATCTTAATGTCAGGATTTAACAGCAAATCTAGGGCGAATGCTTGTTCCTTGTTGCGCGCATCGATTTTCCAGTCAGGTAGCTTTTTATATATGACATTTTTTAGAGGCGTGTGATAATCCCTAAAACGAGCCAAGGCCGATTTTTTATCATTCTCATTTGATACCATCATTATATATTGATTTGGAAACCACACCTCGTCAGCTTCATCTTGAGAAATTATTATTTCTTCGCCCAAGTAATACCGATCAATTAATTGATCGTCGACTAACTGTGCTGTAAAACCCTTGTATAATTGCTCCGAGGACGTGACGGCTTTTTCAGATATATAATCCTCTGCTGCTATGCCGATGGAATCACATATCACACGCATATTAATATCACGCGAAACTACGATGGTTTTTCTATTTGTATGGAGTGCTTGAACTGCTTTCGCCGTTGCGATTATAGTATGATCGGGTAACCGAATATCTAAATCGGGAGGAAATATGATCTCCTTTAAAACACCATATGACAGCACTTTTAAAATTCCTAGGCCTTTGCCTATTCGAACTCCCTCTTCTAGACGACCTCTATCTCTCATTTCATCTAAGGTGCGTATAAAGCGCCGGGCATGTGAACCTACAGAGTCTTGGCGTGTTTTGTGTTTATCAATCTCTTCTAAAACCTTTAACGGAACGAATATATCGTGATTATCAAATTTAAATATTGATTCTGCGTCGGTGAGATAAACACTGGTGTCTAGGACATAATTTTTCTTTGTTGCCATGCATTCTCTTTCACCTATAAGTAGTCTTCTAAAATTTCTATACCGGGCACAGGTATAGAAACGGGAGCGCTACCTCGAATAGGTGGTGACTAAGTTCAGGTGGAAAATTTCTTATGGCCCAAAACATCGCCAGGCTGCCGGCTAAGATTAAGCTTATATCTACCAACAAATGGCGTATTCTCATTTTTTTCTCCAGGGGAGCGGGTGACTGGATTCGAACCAGCGACAGCCACGTTGGCAACGTAGCGCTCTACCACTGAGCTACACCCGCGATTGTCTCTTTCTCTTTTTAATTATGTGCCAATCAAATACAAACACCACAGGATTCTCATTTTTCTTATAAGGTACTCCTGCGGCGCGCAATTTATCAACATCTCTCTTGTAGATTATTTTGGCCTCCCACCCATTAGCTCCCCAAAAATCAGGGGGTTTAACAATTCGCTTTTGTAATTTGACCCAGACTTTCGGCCCAGCAAAGGAATTAACAAGCACAATGTCGCCTGTTTCTACATTCATATGGTTTTTGTTGGCTTAGAATGGCTGGGGCGGGTGGACTCGAACCACCAACCTTCCGGGTAACAACCGGATGCGCTGCCAATTGCGCTACACCCCACCATTCAGGCACTATCCTAATTCGGACCAATGCCCTTCTAAAATGGAGATATCCACCTCTTTTAGTGCAGTCAACATCTTCTCCCACCTATCATCGCCAACTTGAGTTGGGTCAAAACAAATATAAATCTTGTCCCAATCAAACCCAGAAAGGGTCTGTACATAACCACCACGAGTAAATGTCGTGTCAGCAAACTTGTAGGGCCCTACTCCAAATCTATCTTCAAATTGTTCAAAGAAGCCATCTTCGTCATAACTCATCTCATAGCTTTCGAAGGCTTCGGTTAGTTGCAGCTTTTCAGCTACAGAATTATCTACAGCAAATCCAAAATAGTGCTGTGGGTAATATTGCAATTTATTCTCCTTTTTGATTAATTACAATTAGCCAGTACGGCGGTATAAGTCTTTAATATCTTCGGCGGTGTCTTCGCGTAACTTTAGCAAATCGTGCTTTAGTGAATTAATTTCATCTACCAAATCACTAATTCGATTCTTTAAAGCTGCAACTTCATCCCTTAGTTCGTTACTCATATAGTCTCTCCTTTTATAAAAATATGCCACATCTTTCAATGTGCTGTGTTCTTGTCTAATTATAACCTTACCTGGCCCAATTGTCAACTAAAATTATCTTCCAGAGTGTTTTTGTTTGGCTCGTACGGGGGGTGCTTCAAAGTCTCTCGCTTTTTTGGGCTGAAGAGGGCTCGTAATCTTTTCGTCGCCTCCCATCCCCCACAACAACTTTACTCCCAATTTTTTACATAGGAGTACTTCTGGGGTATTCTCCTTTCTACGATCTCCGCCGTTTGCAAAATATGTGGGCTTGTGCCGACGAATGGCTTCACAGACTGTGTCGTCACTGTCGTTGACCGAATCTACCAAAAGGACCCCCTTGATAGAGTCGAGAATTTCATAGCGAGAGCTAAAATCCATAAAGTTAAATCCCTTGTTCCGATAGAGCCATTCGTCTGAATTGGCAATTACAATAACATCGCCAACCTGTGCGGCTTCTCGGATCATTCGAATATGACCTACATGTACGGGATCAAAGCCGCCGCTCACCATAACGGTTACTTTTTCTTCTTCACTCATAGCTTCATCCTACTTCTTCTTTTTAGCAATACGTCGATTTCGGAGCCTCTTAGACCTAACCTTTCGGCGTCTTCGAAAAGAGCGGTGTTTTTCTTTGTGACTCATTCTTCCTCCAGAGCTTTAACATAAATAGCTTCGACTAGAGAACCTTCGGGGGGAGTTTGGAAGAGTTTTACAGTGTTTATCTGTTCTTCGTATTCCCACTGATCGTTTTCAAATCTATCAATGTATACTTTAATACTATCTTCTATAGGTGTGTAGCTTAATTTTATGTAATCTATCGGCCCAATCAAAAAAGTACTGTTTGAAAGCCATAATTCCCAGTCGCTACATATATCAATTCCATCTTTTCCATAATGTTTGGCTAGTTCAATATATTTATATCCAATATTGGAACTATATTGAGTATGTTCACACTCACTATCAAGTACTGTAACTATAGATACAATATCTCTTTGGATTGTGGCGAATTCTGTGCCAAACCAACTTTCAAACACATTGGTGGGAATTCCGCTTTGTTCTTCTTCGTCTGAGATAAAAATAAATAGCTTGTCTGCTGTCTCTCTAAAAAATTCTGTGGCTTCTGGCATCATGGTCGTAAAATTATAAACTGCGGAGAATCCTGCTTCATGGAAATCGGTTCCCAAAGTCCAGGGTGCCATAATAAAATCAATGAGAGGGCTTGTGTTGTCAAAAATACCTACGAAATATGGCTCTCTTAGGGACGTGTTAATGAAAGCAATATTATAATCATTGGTCACTGAATTCAAATCATTCCTTAACAATTCGACACCTGTACTAACTTGGGTATAATTATCACTCATAGAGCAGGAAGTGTCCAATATTATTAATACGTCAACTTGTTCGGGCCTCGAAGGTTGGATGTATGAGTCCACATAAATCTCTGTGGGCTGTATTTCTTCTACTTCTACCTTGGAGGTTATTATACTATAATCAGCTGCACAACCCAAGGATAATCCTATTAATAAAAGTTTTATTTTTTGGAGGGACATCCTAATATTACTTAGTTTTGTTGCGGGGAAAGAGATTCTCTTCTTTTACTTTTCTAATGGTAGACGTTCCATCATCTATGAATATTCGATAATCATAGTACTCTCTTTTTCCCAATACTTCTAAAACAACCGCGCGCTTTTGGTCATCTTTAAGATTTCCAAATTGTGAGTCCGGGAATTGACAATAATCTACCCATTCGTCTATTTTAAATCTTTTTGCTTTCATCATTGATGTCCATAACTAAATTATATAGAATTGTTGGTGACAAGTCTTTTCTGTCATAGATCTTAATTATGCGCCAGTCAAAAACACACGCAATTCGGAGCGCATATGCAATCCATTCACTACAATACCATCGTTTTTTGTGTTTAATTTTACAGGGCAAAAATTGAGAGAGTAACATTCCTATCCAATCATAGCGATGGCCCTCGGTATCCTCAAAAAACTCCATGATAATGTCGACTTGCTCTTGTGTAACCTCCAAAGAAAGGAAATCCCACTCCATATAATCGATTAATAATTTTTTGCGGCTAGCTACCTTTGATTTTAAAAAAGGGCTTATGCCAATCCAAGTTATTCCATCGGGTAGCACTAATTCGGCGTGACTATAAATGCTTTTAGTCCACCAACGAACGACTCCGTTTAAACAGTTTCCGTCGCCCTTGTAAAATGCTATCTTTATTTTCACTACTTCAAATCATGGACGCGTCTGTATATAAACTCTTGTGTATAGATCGGCACAAACCATGGACTCTTCGTCTGGTCCTTCCAATTCAGGATTGATTATGGCCATCACATTATATTGATTCCACGGGTGCGCACCTTCCACTACCTTTGTACATTGTATTGTAATGTAGGGATATCCTTCTTCTATCTCCATCGGCACTGCGCAGCTATGATCAATTACAGTTATGATGCCGTCTAGACATGGACTGTTTGTTGATGAAAAATTTTCACCCGCAAATCCATATAAACTTCCTCCAGTACGCTGTGCAGTGACAGAATGCTTAGCACATGCCGCGGCCATTAACACAAAAAGTACTCTTTTAAACACAAATACCTCCAAACCCCTTTTTATTATTGCTCATTAATACATATTAAATAATTTAATTTTGTTTAAGCATTTCTATTAATTCTGCCTTTCTTAGTCCAGTATATCCCTTTAAACCCTTCTCTTTTGCGAGGGTCTTAAGTTCGGCGACCTTGAGATCGGCATAATTAACCGTCTTAGCTGACACAGTTTGCGGGACGAACGACTCAAACGCTGACTGCAATTGTGAAAACTTATCCAGTATCCAACTCATTTTCTCTCCTTAGTTTTTTTGTGAAATGATCTTGCGCATGTAAGCAAGATTCTTACGTTTTAATTGTACCACGTTGACAATCTCCTCTGTAGGAAAATCATATTCCTCTTTTATCTCCCACAGACATTTTTCCATGTCATCCAGATATTCTTCGGGCACTTGAGGTTCCGTTTCTTCTTCTTTCTTTTTCTTAAACCAACTAAACATACTTTTTTTCGATCCATACAACGTTTTGTTGACCAATTATTTTATAAGCGCTCAAATTACCTCCGCCTACCCACGGTAGCTGTTCAACTTCTGTATCTTCAGCTAATGTAATATACTTGTTAGGCGTAGGATAATAAAAATTATTGTGACCAAGCTCTGATGGACACACG